CCGCTGTCACCGTGGGAGTTGAGGGCGCTGTACAAGTGCAACGGGATCGGCCGGCGCATCGTCGACCTGCTGCCCCAACGGGCGACGCGACGGGGATGGACGCTGCCGGAGATCGGGGGCGAAGACGCGCGTCTGATGATCCACGACGTCGCCCGAGACGGGATGACCTGGGCGGGACTGTACGGCGACAGCCCCGTGCTGCTCGTGACCGAGGACGACATCCCGCCCGAGTTCCGGGCCAACCCCCGGCTGTGGCTGCAGCAGCCCCTCGATCTAGAGCGCGTGGGTCGGGTGGATGCCCTACACGCGTTCGACGGGATCGAGTCCCATCCGCTGGCCTGGGATCAAAACATCCGCTCGCCCACCTTCGGGATGCCCATCCTGTGGAACCTGCACCGCGAGGGCTGGCAGGCGACCGTGCACGCGTCGCGCGTCGTGCTGTTCCGCGGCGCCAGGCGCTCACCGAGCGAGCGAACCACGGGGTGGTCTGGCTCAACGATGCCCGACGACTCGGTGCTACAGCCCATCTGGGACGAGATCCGCAGGCTCACCGAGACGATGCAGGGCGGCGCCACACTCGCCGCCGAGCTGCGGCAATCGGTCTTCCACATCGACGGATTCGAGACCTTGCGGACGTCCGACGAAGACGCGCAATTCCTGGCGAAGATGACGACCATGAACCGGATGAAAGGCGTCTTCAACGCGCTCGTGATGGGGACAAAGGACAAGTACAGCTCGACCGCGCAGGCGCCCACCGGCTTCAAGGACCTCTCGCAGGAAGCGAAGAACATGCTCAGCGCGGTGACCGGGATCCCCGAGGCCATCCTGTTTGGGACCGACCCCAGCGGCCTCAACGCGACGGGTGCCTCCTCGCAGGAGGGCTTCCGGCAGCTCGTCAACGACTACCAAGAGCAGAACCGCTGCAACATCGAGCGTATTGGCGAGGTCGTCCTCGCCGCGCAAGACGGGCCCACCGGCGGCGACGTCCCCGAGCCCGAAGAGCGCGCGGTGGTCTTCCATCCGCTGGACGAGCCCTCTGAGAAGGAAGTGGCCGAGGTCCGCAAGACCGTCGCCGAGACCGACAAGATCTACGTCGACCTCGGCGTCTACCGAACGCAAGACGTGACGGCGTCGCGCTTCAGCGACGAGGGGTACAGCCTCGAGATGCTGCCCGTCGAGGTCATCGAAGAGCCGGAGCCGGAGCCGGAGCCGGAGCCGGAGCCTGACCCCATCCCTGTCCCCACCCCCAACAACGGAGTCGACGAGTGATCACCTATGGAATCCAGAGAGGCCGGGCCGGCGATGGCCGCTGGCATGTCGCGCGCGACGGCGCCTTCGTCGGGCGTGTGTGCGACGACGAAGACAGCGCGCTCGCCGAAGCACGACGGATCAGCGGCGGGCAGCGGTGCGTGCGTACGGTGTTCGTCGCGAACGCCCCGCGCGTGAAGGGGCTGGCGAGCAACGCGGGCGCGGTGGCTGACGCGATCGAGGCAGCGGAGGAGGAGGCGCCCAAGCCAAAGAGGAAGCCACGGGCGCGACGCAAGGCGAAGCCGAAGGGCGAGGCACGCGCTGACGCGAAGATCGAGGAGCGGGCAGCGAAGGCACAAGAGGCGGGCGATACCGCGGAGGAGTAAGGCGTGGGCGAGGTCTCCCCAGCACAGATGCGTCTGCTCCTCCAGCACGCCGAAGAGGAGGAGCGGTGGCGCGAAGCCGAGGAGAGCCTATCCTTTCCGCCCCCTTCGCCCGCGCTGGCGCCTGCCCACCTGCTCGAGTTCATCCGCCTCGGCTTCCCCGGGTACCTCGTGGGCTGGTTCCACGTCGAGCTGTGCCGACACATGGAGTGGTTCACCCGCGAGATCGCCGCCGGGAACTCGCCGAGGCTCATGATCTCGGTTCCGCCGAGGCACGGGAAGTCGGAGATCGTGTCGCGGCGCTGGCCTGTGTGGCACCTTGGCCTGCACCCCACGCACGAGGTCGTCGTTGCGAGCTACGGGCAAGACCTCGCGAACGACATGAGCCGCGACGCGCGCAGCGTCCGGCGGGAAGCGCTGGGCTTGTTCCCCCACCTGGCCCCCGGCGACAAAGACGGCGTCGAGCTGTGGCGGGTGGATGCCGGCGGGTCGTACAACGCGGTCGGCGCGGGGGGGCCACTGACGGGGCGCGGCGCTCACGCGCTGGTCATCGACGACCCCTTCAAGAACAGCGAAGAGGCCGACTCCGAGGTCATTCGAGAGAGCCGGTGGAACTGGTACACCCGCACGGCGTACACCCGACTCGCTCCCGGGGGCGGCGTCCTGGTCATGGCGACGCGCTGGCACGAAGACGACCTATCCGGGCGACTGCTGAAGGCGCAGGATGAGGGGGGCGATCAGTGGCGGATCGTCAGCTACCCCGCGATCGCCGAAGAGGACGAAGCCCACCGGCAGGCCGGCGAAGCGCTGCACCCCGAGCGGTACGATCTCGCCTCGCTCGAGCAGACGCGGCGTGTCGTCGGTGCCCGTGCGTGGGCTTCGCTGTTCCAGCAGAGGCCCACCCCCGAAGAGGGCGGCTTGCTGCAGCGCGAGTGGATGCGCCAGCGGTACAGCTTCGACCCGCAACGCCCGACGTTCGGCGACAACGCGGGGCGGTGGGACGAGGTGCTGGTCTCCGTCGATGCGACCTTCAAGAAGACGAAGACGGCCGACCACGTCTCGATCCAGGCGTTCGGGAGCAAGGGGCCTCGGCTGTACCTCCTCGACGAAGTGTGCGCTCAGATGGGGTACGTCGACACCCGCGCCGCCCTGCGAGACTTTGTCACGAAGTGGCGTCCGTCGGTGATCTTAGTGGAAGACCGGGCCAACGGATCGGCGATCATCGACGAGCTCCACGGCGAGTTCCCCGCGGTCGTTGGCTTCAACCCCCAGCCCCACGGCGACAAAGAAGTCCGCGCGCACCGTGCAGCCCCGCGGTGGGAAGCGGGCGACGTCTGGCTTCCCTCGCCCGAGCACTGCCCCTGGATCGGCGACTACATCGAGGAGTTGTGCGCCTTCCCGCAGGGCAAATACGACGACCGGGTTGACGCAATGACCCAGCTCCTGATCTGGCTCGGGCAACGTTCAACCGGCAGCGCTGCCGACTACACACAGGCTGCTCAGAGGCTGCTCGCCGCGTTCGGCGCTTAGTCGTCGTCGGCCTCGTCGTCGGACAAGTAGTCCCGAGCACCGGCGAGCGTCGCGCGCAGTTCGTCGGGCGTCATCGCCGCCAGCGCGTCGCGGGAGAGGACCGGCCGCACATCCACCGACGCGGCCACCTGCAGGGGACCGCCGTCCGCCCCTGTCGCCTCCACCTTCGTCGTCTTGCTCCACCGGCTCCGGAAGCGGCGCTCGAGGAGGAACTTCGCCGCACCTTGGCGGATGTGCTCAGGGGCGTCCGCCTTGAGTTGGGTGGTCAGCACAGCTGCACATTCTTGCTCGAGCGACGTCTCCGCATCCTGTAGGGCTGTCAAAAAGTCGCGGTACAACCCCTCTGTTTCCTCTTTGCCTTTCGCCAACCAGCACTGAATGGTCGTACGTGCCACCCCTGCCGCTACAGCCGCCTCCTCCCGACACAGCCCTCCACGAATGGCCTCGCAGATCGTCTCCTGCCGCTCTGGCGTCAGCTTCGTCGGTCGTCCCATGCTTCCTCCCTAACCTTCGCGTGTCTCGAACAGGCCCGCAGTAGAGGTCCCACCCGCCTTCTCCTCGCCTTCCCGTGGAACGCCTGCGCCTTCCATGCCGACGAGCAACTCCGAGGTTGCGGCACCAAAGCCCGACGGCGCCGCGCACACCCGCGACCACACCTGACCGCCCACGCCCGACGCGTGGCTGCTGGCCGCACGCACCGCCATCCTCGCCACGTCCGCCACCGCGTGCCCCCTGCCGTGGTTCTGTCGCATCGCCCACAGCGCACCGAGCCCCACCTGTGCGCCTGAGCCGACCGCGGTGTACCCCTCCGACGGCTCGACGACGCTCCCATCCGACCCGATGCGCACGACCTGGCCGTGCCTCGCGAGGACCCACTCGCCGCACGCGCACCAATGGCCGTTCTCCGTCACGCCGTGGCTGCGCTCCTTCGCCCACGCAAGCCACGCATCAGCGAACGCCGTCGGGACCGTCGACGGCGGACAGCCCTTCAGCGCGCCCTCACCGCTGACGAGCTGCGCCGAGAACTCGCGCGCGAACCGCCCCCACAGCGCAACGCCCGCGCACCCTGCCCACCATCCGAGGCCCA